TAACTTGTCAATCGTATCTACAGAGAAAAGAGGACTACTACACAGAACCAGAAGATAATGCATTCTCTCTGGCAGGTACTCTACACCATTTAAAATTAGAAGAATCATCACATCAACATCACTACCTATCTAATAGGTTAGGTTCAGAGATTCCCTTAGAATCTATAGGGATAACAGGAATTGTAGACCTATATGATAGAGATACAAAGACACTTGTAGACTACAAGTTCTCTGGTTCTTATAAAATAGCAAAGTGTTTAGGTATACAGCATAAATATGCACACCACCCAACAGAGGTATATAAAAGAAGTGGTAGATGGGGTAAGGCAGGTACACCCAAGAGGGTTAAAGAGTTTTACGTAGATGATAATAAAGTAGATATGGAAGATTGGGGGTGGCAAGTAAACTTCTATAGATACTTACTAGAGAGCAATGGTTATGAGGTAGATAAGATGTATATACAAGCCACAGTTAGAGATGCAGGTCTACAGATAGCAAGGGAGAGAGGTATAGAGAAAAAGATTTATATGATGGAAGTTCCATATATAGACAACGAACATCTATTGGATAAGTTCGAAGTAAAGAGAGACGCTCTAATCTGGTCTTTAGAACATAATGAGTTACCAGAGGAGTGTACTGAAGAAGAGAAATGGGGTGGTATGAAGTGTAAATCATACTGTTCTGTAAGAGAAATATGTCCGTATAATAAAGGAGAATAAAATGAAATGGACTCTTAAAGAAGAGATAGATGGTACTACTTGGTGGGTAATAAGAGGTGGTGCTTTCTCTAACGTAATAAATAGTAAATACCCTCATAGGCTATGGGATGATAGAGATGAGATTGATATGTATTGTAGCAATATAAATAGACGAAGCAGTAGGAACTGTGAGGTGGTGGAGGTTAAACATAAGAATGGAAAAGAGTACTAGAAAGAGAAAGCCTAATAGGATAGATAAGCTAGAGTTTAGACTAGAACAATTAGAGATAGCGTTGATGAATCTTATGTCTGTTATAGCTAACCAAGATGATGAACTACCAAGATTTATAGATAATATGCAGAGGGCAGAAGAATTAACAAAAAGCCACGATGAGATATTTTCTATGATGACTAATGACGAAGGGGCTGAAGCTTGAATATAGGTAATAACAAAGAGATAGTTACCCTAATAGAGGAACGATTGGAGAAGGGTAAGAGAGAGTATAACCAAGAAGTAGATGTGTTTGATGGAAGAGAGTGGATTACAGAAGCATTAGAGGAAGTTTTAGATGCTTGTGTGTACCTATCAGCACAATTACTTTTAATAAAAAAGAAAGGTAAAAATGAGTAGTGAAATATCAACAGAGGTTATGGTTGAGAATGGTGCTATCATACAGCAAGATGTGTTTGACACTATAAGAGAGCTACACGATAAAGTATCTATGGAAGATACACCTCGTTCATTCATTAAGAATAAGATGGGTTTAGATTATGTAGAGTATTCTTATATGAGGAAGCTAGCAGATAAGTTCTATCCGGGATGGTCTTGGACTATAATAAGTACAGAGACATTAGGTAGTGAAGCCTTTATGGTTCACGGTAGATTGAAGTGGTTTGAAGGAGGAATATGGAGAGAAGGAGATTGTACTGCGGCTCATAGAATACAGAAGAAGAGAAATAGTGATAGCTTTGTAGATGTTGGTAATGATATTAAGTCTGCTAATACAGATTGTATCAAGAAGGCATTTAATATGTATCTTAATATTGCTGATGATGTATACAGAAATAGAGTAGAAGATACATCTCTAAGTCAAGAAGAAATAGAATATTTATATGGAGAGATTGATGACTTAGATGATGAATGGAAGGAAAAGATATCCCTTTCTATAGAGAATGGAGACATTGAGAAGGGAGACATAAGTAAAGTAATGAGTAGAATAAATCAAATAAAGGAAAATATGAATGGATAACTCAATTAATTCTGTGCTTGAAGATGTTATGGGTGGGGAGTCTTACTACGACCCGACAGAGGACAGACCTAATGTTATAGTCCCAGAGGGAGAGTACTATGCTCACGTCAAAGACTATACAGTAAAAGAAGATGTTGTTATTAGAGGTAAGCACCTTGCAGACATATACAATCTTAACTTCAAACTATCAGAAGATAACTCTGATAAAGTAATAGATGGGGAGTCAAGTGGTAGTCATTTTGTAGGCAAGGTTCTTAGGTCTAAAGGATTCTTTAGATTTAAAAACCCTAGTGAGAAAAATCTTCAACCAAATTCTGGTGGGAATAGACAGTTTAAAGAACTGTGTGAAGCCTTAAGAATAAAGCCAGAAGAAAAAGAAGTAGATGGTAAGACTTTATATTCCTTACCTATACTTACTCCATCAAACTGCGAAGGTGTCCCTGCTATAGTTAAGGTTAAGCACGAGACTTGGACTAATAGAGATGGAGAAGAAGTAACATCTCCTAAGGTTGTAGGAGTATTTTCTTGGAGCAATGGAAAGATAGATACTTCAGACGTACCGTTCTAAATGAAAATAACGAATAGTGAATACAACACAATCATTAGGGCTCTAGGTGCTTATTCTGATATTATGAAATATGGTGCTAGTAGTGAAGACCATTGGAGTAAAAAGGATGAAGCTGATACATTGAAGGGAAAGCTAGAGAAAGAGTACGACGAGATAGCAGAGCGTAACATAGCAGAAGGAATGACGACAGAAGAAGAAGAGATATACCCTAGTAGATTGCACACAGAATACGGAGGTAGTCCTATTGGAGGTAAAAAAGTGGAATGAGATACAAGAGAAGTTCACAGATAAATTTGGATGGGAACGAGGAATAGAGATTATGTTAGATACTGCATCCAATATTAAGAAAGAGAAGTTTATCTATGAACTATCTTTATCAGAAGACAATCGCCTAGTAAAGGCATTAAGAGAAACGTATAACAAGGAGCTAAAATGGCAAGAAAAAGAAAAACGCAGTTAGAGAAAGTAAGAGATTTCCTATCCACAGGTAAGAGACTTACTGCTAAGACGGCTATTAGTCGATTTGGAGTGTATAGATTAGCCTCTATAATCTGGACATTGAGACATACATTTAGTATGAATATATCCACAGATAATAGCAAGGGTTACGCTACATATTCTTTAGTAACTAAATAGTCGCACGGTCTGGGGGCCACCGTAAAGAGCCCCCAAAGAATTAAACCCTGTATGTGCTTAGGTTAGGGGGTTCCTTGAAGATATGTTTGTTAATCTCCTTTAATCTTCTAAAACCCCCGAAGGATTAAATTATGCCAACACCATTTATGTGTCACGGTTGTGATAAACCTACAATGAATAGTAGTGGAGTATGTGATAGCTGTAAACTAAGAGATAATAAATATGATACTAAGTACGTTAAATTTCTAAGTGATGAAGAGATAATGGAGTTAGATAATATAGATGAAGTATCATTTGAATATTTAGATAATATGCAGGATTACGAATCGTATAAAAAATCTATAGAAGATATATCGAAAAGTATATATGGAAAGTCTAAGGTTGGTATGCGTTATTCTTGGAGACATATTAATTCTGCTGAAAAGAAAAAAAAGAGGAGTAAGAAATGAGATACTATTGGGAAGTTCTATTTAGTACAGAGTATTTTCCCTATTGGGAATTTACTATGCTGATGATGTTATGTCTTCAGATTAGCCATATATGGAGACTACATAGAATAGAAAATAAAATAGAGAATTTAAAATAATTAGATTTGGTGGGGTGGTATATTAATTACTAAAAATGGTATACAAATGAACCTCTGGTTGGCGCTTGAGGACTACCTCACCAGTCTATAAACACTATGAAAAGAAAGAATAATAACTTAACAAAGAGAACTATACAGAAACAATTAGATTCTGTAACTAGGTTAGCTCTATCTAATAAAAAAACAATAGAAATACTCGGAGAATTCCTTTACAATTACCTAGATATGAAAGGAGAAACAGAAGAGTACTCAAAGTTTATGGAGGATAAGATAAATGGACTTGTTCAAGAAAGTAGTGAAGGGTTTGGAGAAATTCCTAGAGAGCCCTTTCAAGAAGAAGAGGAGTAGAAAACGTGCCGTCAAAAAGCAAAGCAAAAGGAAATCGGTTCGAAAGAGAAGTCGTAAAACTAGCTAAGGAATACGGCTTAGAATCAAAGAGGGCGTGGGGCTCTGATGGTAGGTCATTAGGGCTTCACCCAGAAGTAGACTTAACAATAGAAGAATACACCGTACAATGTAAGGTACGGAAAAGGATAGCAGAATGGCTGAAACCATCGGAACAAATAGAGGGATTACACCTCCAATGCGTGAAGGAATCAAGGGGCAAAGTGTACGCTATAATACCGATGACAAATCTATTAGAGATAATAGTACAATTAAAAGCTCTGCAAAAAGATACGAATCAATAAATAGAGGAAGAATATTAGACTTAGAATACTACCTAGGAAAAGACTGGATTGATTGGGAAGTTGTAAAGCGTTCTATTACAAAAACAAATAGGATTAAAATAGAGACTTTTAGTAAAGTGTACAGATGCTCTGATTGTGGTGAAGCATACCAAACAAACACGGCAACATCTGGTAAAAAATCAATTGGAAATTCAATTATAAAGAATTCCTTATTTAAAAAATTACCAATGGAAAAAGGGGAGTGCGGTATCTGTGGCTAAGTGTCCATTATGTAGTAATGATATATCTAAAAAAGATGTAAGCCTTAGATTAAAATCACTTAGATTATCTAGACCTAAAAATATTTTAAGTGCAATAGATAATATATTAGATGAGTTTTCTAAGCATTGGAATATAGATGATGTTATAAGAGCAGGGTTCTTAGCTGATATAGAAAGCATTGAGGGAGACATAATACTAGAATCAATTAGGAAGTTTAAAAATAGAGGTGGTGTCCAGAGGGGGTATGGTATAAAGTATCTTTCGGGTATAATAAAAAACGAGAGTAAAAGAGTGGTTCTTAGGAGAGATTATGAGAGAAAAAATCTAGATAGAATACCACCAAAATTAAAGGAGAATGATGAAGAGTATTGAACTAGAGCAAGCATTGCTTGGATGTTTGATTTCCGATAGTAAATACATAGATTCAGTTAAGCAGTATATTCCAAACGAAGAGTTCTTTTACTCTAGTTTCAATCAGAAAGTTTGGCTTGCAGTAGATAAACTTAATTCTAGTGGTAAGGATATAGACTTAATAAATGTATGTGAAGAAGTTGGTAATGATAATGAAGGACACAATCCTAAGTATGAGATAGTTGGGTTCTTAGATAACGTCGTTTCTGCATCGAGTGCAGTAGGGTATGCTAAGAGACTACACGCATACTACCTTAGGCGAATACTACATAATCAAATGCTAGGTATATCTAAAAATTTAAACAACACATCATTAGAAACTAGTAACTTACTAGAAGAAGCACATACAACTATAAGTAATATAATAAAGTTACAACCTAATAGAACATTCGACATAGATTCTGTATTAGAAGATACTAAAGACTCTATATTGAACTCAACAACTCAAATACCTACTGGTATAGGCAAGTTAGATAGAGTTATAACTGGTATGACAAGAGGTGAGGTAACTATCATAGCAGGTAGACCCGGCAACGCAAAGACAACTGTGTCTGCAAATATAGCTAGGAATCTAGTGCATAGAGGACTTAAGGTTGCTATGTTTAATAGAGAAATGCCTAACACAGAGATGATGAAGAAGTTTATAGCTATGGAGTCTAAGTCCTTACAATACAGGAACTTAAGAAACAATGTAGGTATAAACCAACTAGAGCTTGGTGATGTTTCTGCATTGATATCTGAGATGTATAGTGATAAGTTGTTTATGTTTGATGATGTAAGAGATATCGAAGGTACGTTTCGTGAGATAAAATCTATAAATCCAGACGTAGTTATTGATGACCATATAGGATTAATAGAACATCCAACGCACGATAGAAGAGACTTACGTCTTAAGATAGGTGATGTTAGTCGTAGTTATAAATGGTTAGCTAAGGCACAAGATATGTCAGTTATATTAGTATCGCAGATGAATAGGAATATGGAACATAGAAATGATAGAGTACCTAGGTTGTCTGACCTAGCAGAGTCTGGTAATCTAGAACAAGATGCAGAGATAGTAGTATTTACACACTATCCTTGGGTATCAAGATATGGTGACGATGGTAATAGTGATTGTTTTCTAGAGCTGATTGTAGCTAAGAATAGGTATGGTAGTACTAATTCTTGCGAGGTTGGATACTATGGTAACAGTTGCCTAGTTACAGATACAGAAGCTGAAGCAGTAGAAATAGCAAATGGTAGAGGTGATAAAGTAGGTGGAAGTCCTAAGCCTTTTTAACGCTTAAAGGGGTCATATTTGTAAGTAGGTGTTTGCAGTAATTCATATATATCATCTATACCCGGATTAGGAAATTTATTAAGTCTATTTTCTGCTAAACTACTTTTTATAATAGGCACTCCCTTTCTCTTTGCTTTGGATAGCTGACCTAATAACCTTAGCATATTATCAGACAAATCAGATTCAAGTAGTGGTAATTGAAGCATATCTATAAGTTTAATATTTTCAGTAGGTATATTACCTCTTACTCTTTCTTCAAACTCAAATCTAGGATTCATCTGGTCTGGGTAGTATCCATGTATCTTTTTATAATTTTCAAGAGTTATTGGAGGCCTACCATAATTATTAAGAGTTTTTTCATAATTAGCGACAGATATAGGCTTCATAGGAAAACCTTTTTTAACTAACTCATCCCTATCTAAGATAAATCTAATATCTGTTCCTATACTACCGTGAGGTCTTGATGTAAACATAGGGTCTCGAGTAATAGAAACTGACCAATCGTCAGGTCTTCCAATACCAAAATTCTTTTCTTTAAATTTTCTTAATTTTGTTTTACTTGACCTTCCGGGGTAAAGACTAGTTCCTTTAATCTCTCCACTTTTTAATATATTAGTAGCACCTTGCCCGGCTGTATAATGAGATACTGGATTACGTAGACCAGTCTTCTCTAAAATTTTTTTACCTACACTACCAAGACTTTTTAATGTTAAGATAGGAGATAAAGCTACATTTTCTACTATAGGGTCTAACCCACCTATGTATTCTGGTGTCCTATCTACACGCATAGAGCCAGTTTGTGCTAGCTTATCTAACTCAGCTTCTATTATTAAATTATCTATATTGTTGTGAACTTTAGTGGCATCTGATTCTACTGTGCCACCTTGTTGATAGTATTGTTTTATACTTTTAGACTTCACCCTAACCTAAAGCCTTCTTCTTATATCTACGCATCTTTCTTTGCAGTAACTTCTTTACATTTATGTCTGACATAAGTATGGGAAATTGAGGATGTGATTTATTCCAAGCACTAACTTCTTCTTTTGCTTTAGCGTAGTCTTTTTCTTCTCTAGATTTTTCAAGCATTCTTAAAATTTTATCAATTGTCCTTGTCCTAGTAGATTTAATCCTATCTAGTTTAAATCCTTCAGTTTCAATTAATTTAGAACCTTCTCTTAAGAACGAAGAACCAGTTAATCTAAGTAATCTAGTAGGCATTCTAGCAAAAGCATCCTCTCTAAAAACATCAAAATCTTTTTCCATTGCAGGTATAAACTTTGTAAATAAATTATCTACATCTGAAACAAATGGAGGGTATGCTAAAAACCTTAGAGAACCTGAGTAGCTCTTTCCCTCTTCTATACTAGATGATATAATATCACCCATAAAACCAAATGCTCCAATAGCTGATATGTTCTCTACTATATCCATTAAATCTTCTGGTATTTTTTCATCTGGAGAGTATACTCTTTCACCAGATAGTAAACCCTTTAAAAATGATTTAGATTTTAAGGTTATTGTTCCACCTGCAAATCCTGCAATACCTAACCTAAGAAGTGGCATAAAATTACCTCTACTTATATCACTTATAAATAAATCTTTAAGATAGTTAGTCTGTCTAAGGCCAAATCTCTTAAACTGTGTAAAAACTCTAGCCCTTGGGTCATTGAATAGAAGAGGGTCTTCTAGTATATCTTTTTGTAGCTGAGTTTTCCTAGCAAATCTAGCCATTGCTGTAATATAATCCTTATCAGTTAACCTAGATTTATTAGGGTCTATGCCAAGTTTTTGTAATTTATTAGATGCCCAACCCCTACTAGCCTTAATCCTACCTCTTACTCCCCTTCCCTTAACTATTTTAAACATATCATCTACCAACACTTTAGCTGTAGATGCGGCTGTTATCTGGTTTACTTTATTTATCCCATTAAAACCACTGTACTTACCTAATGCATTAGTTACCTTGGATGATAAAGAAGAAGATTGTGTGTGACCCATCATCTCTGCAAACATTGAATAATTAGTTACACCAGACCTTTCTATTAAGTCCCTTACTTTTTTATCATTTAATGATATTAGACCTCTAAAGAAAGGAAGATACCCGGCTTCTAAAGCAGTTGATATTGTAGGCTGTGTGACATTTAATAATGGAGCATATCCCAAACCTATCTTAGTAGATGTCTCCCACTCTGCTACTTTTTGCCAAAATTTCTTTGTACTAGGTCTATAGTTATATGAGTTATGATATTCTATATCTCCCTTAACGTGGTGATGTAGTGTTCTCATTATATATTCATCATCTGGTTCAGCTTTCTGTAACAATGCTTTATACTTCTCACCTTTAGAACCAAAATTTTTAATGAATGCAGTTCTATTTGCGGCTTTGGTAGCGTATCTACTTAGTAGTGTTTTTAAATTCTTTTCTAGTAATTCCTCTGGTATTTTAAATTTCTTAGGTTTTTCTAGGTTTCCAAATGTGTTAAATAATTCCTCGGATAGACCATTGCCAACTCTTTGATATGCTCTTAGGTATTGTAAGTTTGAACCACTCTCTACATTAGCATCCAATAAGATTTTAGTTTCCTTGCTAAACTTAGACATAGATTTTCTTATTAATTTATCTAGATAATTAGATAATTCAGGATTTTTCTTTATCCATTTATCTGGGTTTGAAACCATAGATAGTATAAAATCATTATCTGTGTAATTAAAATCAGCTTTAAGTGCTCTTGCTATTTCACTTTTCTTATCTAAAGCCTTCAACATATCATCAAATATTATATCCGCTAAATCTTTTTTCATCATACCCGGAGCATAATTCTGTTGGAATCCCGGCATTTGACCACCAGTTGAGGTGAATCTTTGAGCAATTAAAGATGTTATTGAATTTATTTCTGGTAACTTACCTTGTTTTAATAATTCATAAAGATTTTCATAATAAGCTTCCTCAGCTTGCTCTTTATTTAGTCCACCAGTTCTAAACCTAGATAGCTGTTGCTTAGTTGGTTTAAATAAACCTGTCTGCATTAGTCTACCTAAGTATTCACCATTTAAAGACTCTCTATCTGTTTGGTATTGGCCTACGTCATTAAAGAATTTTCTAACAGGAGCTTTTTGAGAACCTCTATACTTAGCCCTCGTTAAACCTTCTATCATAGATTTAATAGGCTTTGGGAAAAAATCTTCTTTAAATATAGAATACTTAGCTTCTTGAGTAACCCATCCCTTATTCTGTAGCTTATCTACTGCCTCATTGACAGACTTTCTTTTTAATAAAGCATTTCTATATCTATCTAGCTCTACCCCTGTCATATCATCTAGTCCAATCTTATCTTTATTAGGGTCTATCTGAGATAATGTTTTGCTTTTAGATTTTTGCATAGAACTATTACGAAGAGTTTGCTTTAAGCTGTTATCAACACCTTGACTTTTTTCTAATTTTCTTAGATTATTTCTTCTTAAATCCATAAGCTTTGTAATCGGAACTTGAACTTCATCTTCTAATCTATATTGTAGAGAAAAATCTGTATCTTTAACAATTTTACTTTCTCCAGTATTATAGTTAACTAATTTTATCTTTTTTCTTCCCTCAGGACTTATTATATTCCACTTACTACCGCTATTATCTATATATACTTCTGATTGCCTTCTAGCTACATCATCTAGTTTACCTACAGCAACACCAAATTCTTTAGCTAAATCTTCCTCTACTAATTCTTGTTTATAACCAGTTCCCCTAGCTTTTTTAAATCCTTTTCTAAGTTCCATTAATTTTCTAGGTGAACCAAGAGCACCACCTACAGCTTTTATACCTAACATCATACCAGCGGCATTAACATAATCTTGAGGTTCTGGAATCTCCCCCTCTGATAAAGGTAATGTAGTACCAAGTACACCAGTTTCTGCTAATACTCTGGTCAATGTGCTATAACCTTTTGTCGTTAGGTAAGCACCAGTCCCAGCCATAGAGCCACCAAGAAGAGCACCAGACATAGTATCTTTAATAACTTCATCTGGTTTAATATCTCCAGTCTCTAGTTTTTGGGTGAAGGCACTTTTAAAACCTTCGTAGGTGGCAATACCAGCAGTAGATTGACCTAATGTCTTAGCAGTTTTCTTAGCTACAGACCTAGCAACTCCACCATTAACTCCATTTTGTACTAATTTTTTAGTAATAAATTTAGTAGCCATTGACTTTGTAGCCGCACCACCTATACCACCACCAGCCACAGTCGTTACTAAATCCGCTGGCATTAAGAAACTTAAAAGACCAGCTCCTATATCTTCAACTATTCCGGGTTGGTAGTTAGACAAATCAAATCTTTTTTTACCAGTTGACATTTCTTCGGCTAAACCTGTTATCGATTGGTTGTAAGCACTCTTAAAAACATCTGGCAACTTGTTAAGCATATCAGTTGATTGCGTTATGTAAGGATTGTCTAACTGTTCTTGATACTCTGGGTACTTTTTCAATAAAGCAGAGAACAGTCTATCGTCATCATGCTCTGCTAAACTTGGGTACTTAGCTTTGTATCTAGATACTAATCTTTCTTTTGTCATACTAACCTATCTTGGTGTGAAGGGATTATTAGGGAAACCTTTAAGCCTAGTATAATAATCAGAAGGGTCTATACCTTGTCTTTTTAAAAGTTCTATTGTAGATATATCTTCTCCACCTTCATAAGCTTTAGGGTCATCTATATCTAAATTTCTAACTGCCCTACTCCCAACTGGAAACATATCTTGTAATAAAGAGTAATACAATTCTTTATTATCTCCCGCTAATCTATTAAAAGCTTTTTCAAAATTAGCGTCTGTAAATCTTTGAGTATTTGGGTCGTACTTACCAGCAATAGCGTTCATTAATTTACTTCTTTGCTCTTGGTATTTAGCTTCCTTTTTAGTAGATGGTATTGGTTCTCCAGCCATCATTACTGGTCTATTAGATTGTAATTTATTTAACTTTGATAATTCATCTCTTAATATTTTTGCTTGACCGGGTTTACTTTTAATAACTTCCTCAGTTCCTTTTGGGTCACCAAAACCAAGTAAAGTAAAGGGGAATATTCCATAATCTAACAAACCTATATCTGGTTCTTTCATTACTTCATCATCATCTATTTTTTCTATACCACTTACATCTATATCATCTTTTTCTATTGAAAAATCATATCCAGCATTACTTAATAAACCTTCTATAGCCGGAGATGATACATCATATTGTGCATATTCTTCCCTAAGGGATGTGTAGGCAGGGCCAAGCACATTAGACATAAATGCATTTCTATCAGCCTCACTAGCAGAACTCTCAAATCCTAACTTAATTAACTTAGATAGGTCAGTCATATCTTGTTTGTAAGTAGCCTGAATATTAGCTGGCATTTCACCTAAATATTTTTGAGATATAGCATTTTTCAACATAAATTGTCCCTGCATTTTAACTAATTGTCTCTTAGATTCAGAGCCATCATAGTTTAGCTTACCTCCAGTCATTATATCTAATTCTTTACCCAGATTGTCAGTCATATTATTTGATTTTGTTAATATAGACTCATCTTGGTCTAGTCTTGTTCTTAATGTATTGTATGTTTGTGGGTCTATTTCTGGATTATTATCTAACCAACCCCTAGCTACAGCTATACCCTCTTCTGTGCTATGACTTGATTCTGGGTATACAATATTCCAATCATTAATAGCTTCTGCTTCAGCATCCTTTCTCCTCTGTTCTAGGAATGTAGCTTTAGCTCTTTCTTCTTCAGCTGTTTTTGTTTCTATTTGTAAGTCTGTCCATTGTTTATTTTGAACAGCTTCGTTTTCTGCAATCTCAATCTTGGCGTTTTCACGTTGAGCTTGTTGTTCTTGATATCTTATCCTAGCATCTGACTCATTTTTTCTAAGTTGATATTCAGGGTCAGCATATTTAGAAATTTGCCTTAAAAAAACATCGAGACCGCTTTCATTTTCTTGCAATGTTATCGGGCTACCACGCATTAATCTAACTTTTTGTGCCATATTATCCTCTACTTAAATACTTGTTTATAGTCAACTAATTTATAACCATTTAATTCCGATACTGCTTCTGGAATAATATCTTCTAAGTCTTGAGCCATCGTTCCTATCTCTATATCATCAGACCAGTTATATTTAAATGTATATATTGGTACATTATTATCCATTGTAAACAAGTAGTTTACATCCTTCTTTAATCTCCTATCTGAATACATAGTTAAGCGGTTGGTAATCGAAGTTGGGTCTTGCCCATAAGTGCTCATTGTAGCTGGGTCGGAACCAGCCGCTACCCAATCATTATAACTATTCTCATCTGGAAAACCAGTCTTATACCAGTCTTCCATTGATTCGAATCCTGTTGCACCTTCATCGTATTTAACTGTTCCACTAATACCCTCAAGTCTTTGAAGCTCTGATAAAGCCGCTTGTATATAAGCCTCCCTATCATCTCTAATATCTTCAAACATTCCTCTTTGAGAAGACTCAACAGCCGCACCATATATATTCTCAGCACCAGCTCTTGCTTCCTGAGTCATAGCTTTTCTTTCTCCAAAACCAGCAAATCCGCCACCTAATTCCTGAGCTTTAGTAGTAGCTGTGCCTAGACCAGCTGAACCAGATTGTCTATTACCAGCCAAATTCCCCATATAGCTAGATATAGTAGTGCCTTCCCTAGATGGGTCGTATGTAAAATTAGCTTCAAACTGAGTCATTTGTTCTTGATTTGGTTGAACGCCAGCCATTGAATATATTTCATCCAAAGTTGGTATACTTGAAGACTGCTCCCCATAACTAACAGTACCACCTGTTTGATATCTGGGAGTAGAAAATCCAACTTGACCTTGTTGATATGATTTTTGTATAACATCTAAATTTCTTAAAGCTTCTTCTAAGTTAATAGCATCAGACTCCTTAAGCCAATCAAGACTTTCTCTTTGTAATTTTGGAAATGTATATTCACTTTCCGGATTACCAATAGGTAACATAGATTCGATATCTTTGAAATAGTCTAATGTGCTTGTAAGTTCATCCTTTACACCTAGGCTATATCCGCCTTTGCGTTTTCTTTTATCCTCTATCAATCCACCTTGTTGTAATTTCTGAGCGTCTGTTTGCATTACTTGTTCTTTTAAATATGCTGGGTCTATATAAGCTTCTATACCCGGATTTTTTTCTACGCTTCCACTATACCTTGGTATACCTAACATCCCCAATATACCTTCATAATTTTTACTTGACTTAGCTATATTATAAGGGTCTACTACATAATCTTCTGTATTATCTGTTTCCATTATATGGCCAGATGGGGAGCCTATTATAAATTGGTCTATAGAAGATAAGTCATTATCTTCTGCCATATTTCTATAAGTAAAATTTCTTGGGTCTTCTTGAGATATAGTTAATGCTCTGTGTTGAAATTTATTTGCTTTACTAATATCATCTTCTTCTTGTTGTAGTCTAGAGCCTGAACCAAACACATCCATTCCCCTCTTATCTTGAGCTTCTCTAAATTCAACATCTTCAGGATTCCAATGAACATTTTTTCTGTATTCTTCAGCTCTGTCATAAGCTCTTTTATCCCCTACAAAAGGAAGTGCGTCTAGTATTTTTCCAAACCCACTTGGAGAGTATTCATAGTCTTCAGCATATTGAAGACCAACTTCCCCACCTTCTTGAGCCATCATAGGTTCATTTTTTATTTCAGATAAGAAATTTATAGCTATAGCTTCATCTATCGCAGAGTGAGCCATCTCCTTGTTATCAAACCTAGGCGCTACTACATTATTCATAGTATCTATCAAAGGTTTAAATCTTCTATAGGCATTCCTATTTACTACAAACTCACCGTCCTCAGCCATTATTGGTTGCTTATCTCCGGGTCTCGGGTCGTTACCAAAATGCATTATACTATCCTCCTACTAAATGGCATCATACTTAACAATCCTCTACCACCTTTATATGCTCCTACTTTCCCACCGTGTTTATACATTGGCAATCTAAAGTAAGGCATTTGTGCTTGAGTGTTGTATAAATTATCTTCTTGAACACTTCTTCTAATTCCTTGGTCTGGTATAGCTTGACCCATATTCCCTTCTGCCGTTGCTATATAAGCTCCTAAGTTTCTAGATAAATCTTCCATTTTTCTTTGAGTATTTGAAGAATCTCTTGCCATAGCATACTCTTCACCTATTAATGATGGAGAATCAACTCCTTGAATATTGCTAAGATTAAAATCCATTCCAGAACCTCTTTTTATATCTAAGTTAGCAGGGGCTCCTTTCATCTGAGATGCTATATTCATACTTAATCCCCTTGATAAATCTTCCATTCTTTTTTGGGTACTCAAAGAATCTTGAGCCATAGATAATAATTCATTATCCATACCTAATGATTCTGCTCTAGGTAAAGACTGTTCATAGCTACCTGCCATTTCTCTTTCAAAAGCGCTAGGTTGTTGAGGCGTTTGTAAATTTAAAAGACCAGTCATATCATCTGGCCTAGCATCTTGAAAATCTTTATCCATTCTCATATTTCTTTCTTTATTTAATTGAGACGTTAACTTATTATGTCTGATGCTCTTACCATAGTCTCTTCTTATATCTAACTCTGGAATACCTTCGCTCATTTCAGATATAATTCTCATATGGTCTCTAAATTTAGCATCTTCTGGTAAAAGTGGGCCAACGAATTGATTACCAACGTCAGTTAGTGTATCTGCTCCAGCCATAGGACTGTCTGCCATTTTCTTTCTTAGGTTAGCTGTGTGTTCAAGTATATCAACCTTGCCCCCTATTTGTTTTCCTGCGACTGGCATAGGTGGTAATATTGATTGAAAGTAATCATCCATAATAGATGTATCTGCTATTTCTGGTATTGAAGTAAGATTACCAGCTGAATCAACTACCTTACCAGTCATATCTGAAGTACCAAACCTTAGTTTGTTCATAACCCCCCCATATAAACTACCAACTCCAGCTTTCCCTAACTCACCCATACCAGCACTTAGTGCCGTAGCCGCACCTGCACCTAAAGACCTGCCTAAAGCACCTCTACCCATTTCTTTTTCCAGTTTACTTAGGTCTGAAAAATCTTCAGTAAATAATCCAGTTGATGATTTTTTAACATGGCCAGAATCATACATCTTACCAGCCGCCATTTCACCCACACCAGCACCTAAAGCAGAGCCAAGACCTTTAGCCGCAACTAAACTCAAACCTCCTGTAGCTGGGGCAAGAGCCGCACCAAGAGCTGTTCCAGCCATACTTCCTAAGGTACTAAAAAAACCTCTTTTCTTTTGCTCCTCTGCTACCTTTCTAGCTTGCTCTTCGAATTCTTTTTGAGCTTGATTTATGTCTCTTTGTAATCCTATACCATACTTAGCTTGTGATACACCGGGGATATATCCACCAGATTGATAGCTCATAGGTCTAACATAACCACCGCCTAAGTATCCTTTTATTGTATTATATTTCATAATATCCCCTTAAATTGTAACTTCAATTCTCCATACAGAAGTTATGTGAAACTGTTCAGTTCCACTTGTTATATTTGTATCATCTGGATTTATACCTATACCCACTACTTCCCCTTCAACAACCCTAGGTATGTTATCCCAGTATGATTGTTTTATGGTGAACATAGTACCATCTGTTGCAGACCATTCTTCCGTAGCATCAAATGTAGATACAACGCTAGTGCTTGTACTACCATCTGTAGCTTTCTCTATAGTAAAAACTATATCTGTACCAACTGTACTGATATCAGATGGTCTAAATAATATTTTATGGCACGTCATTGTAAAGGGAACTAGGTAAGCAGTTCTCTCATCTAGCATATCGCTCTGCTCCCCACTACCGTGCCAAGGTACATATATTTTTGTACCCCCTAAGTTTAATTCAAAGTTATGTATAAAGCTCCTATAGTCAACGAATTTATTACCATACTCTAAATGCTTTGCTTTTAATTTATTATCTATTATTTGGTTACCATTTCTAGACATATAATTTTTCCAATTTATGCCTTTATGTTTTCTGTATACAGCTAAGTTTCCATTTTCTATAGTAACAAATGTACCACCTTCTTGCAGAGATGATGGGCTACCTATATTAAAAGTTTGAGGTTGCTCTGTAGAGTTTACCAGTCTTCTTATATCTCTAGGCATTATCCAGCACTCGCTTGTTTAAGTCTTAATATCCTATATTCAACTTGCATATCATTTATATATAACTTTGTATCTGTATCCCAAGAGTTAGTTCCTTCAACTATAGCAACTTTAAACATTATACTGTTAAAAGATATTGCAGATGCTGGTTCAAATACGGCAACTTTATAAACCCCATCTGCTTGGATAAATGAACCAGTGCTCATAGCTGTCCAAGTTCCATTCTGATTTATTTGATAATATATATTTGCCGCTGGTATTAATGTGCTAGAAGTATGTTGATAATGAACAAATAACTTATAGAACTTCTTAACTAATGATGGTTGACCAAATGTAAAGTCAGGAGTTTGAACTGTATAATCCTTATGTTGGTCTGCACCTATTTTATAATATGTTAAATAAACCTTATTGGCGCCCTCACCACCCAAGTCAGTTGATGCTACATCGTAAGCCACAACAAGCCTATTCCTAGAATCGTTTATAAAATTTGACATGGCAGGAGTAAAACTAGCTCCGTTTGTAGCAGTATCGTTATATGCGTTTGGTGCTATATCATCAGCGTATGTGATTGCATCATTTCTTATATCATATATATATCCATGTCTACCTGCATTAGTATCTTGTATTATAAGGGCTTGATTTGAAATAGGTATATACCCAACTGTCATTCTTTTAGGGTCTTTACCTAGCGTTGTTTCTGCTGAGAATGTAGCCCAATCATCATCGCTTATCTTTCCATCTCTAACATTCCTAACACTACTACCATCGTAGTAATATATTCCAGATTTATTAGCCCATACTACGCCAGCTTCTCCCTTAGAAACGGAATAAGGATAGGGAACACCAGCTGAGTATATTGTATCTTCTATAAACCAATTAGCTGGAGATGGAGATGCTACATTTATAACTTGCATTGTTCTTTGTTTAAACGCTAGTATTCTATCAGCGTAAGATTCTAATCTTACATAATTTTCAGCATCACCTTTAGATGCTTCTATATAATTAAGGTTAGGAAATGTATCATATCTACCTATTTCGCTATACATTATTCTGTCACCATAGCTACTAAATTCTGTCACACCATCTAATGAACCAGACCCACCTTCATCATACTTTACATTAGCAACAAATGCTCTTCTATTTGCTATTGTTGCAGTTCCATAACTAGCACCAGATTGACCAAAGGATATTTGTTTTGTAGATTGAGAAAATCCATTTAAACTTGCGTATGTTTCTAAGCTTGGTGCATCTAATTCTAATTCCCAATATTCAGTACCCCTATTTGCCAATGTGGTATTAGTTGGTATTGTTATTCTAAAATGTTGGTCTCCACCAGAGCCTGCTGTACTACTATCCTGAACCCACTGATTATAGTCCCCTAGCAATGATGTTCTAGCACCATCTTTTATGCTTATATCAGCAAGCATAGTCCAGTCATCACTAGAGCCGCTTTCTCTTATATATATTCTACCGCCAGATATTCTATTACTATATGTCGTTGATGCACTTCCCGGATTATGATTGGCAAAAACATTTATTAATAATTTTTTAAGACCATTAACAGCAAGTGTTGTGGACATTGTATATATTAAAGACTCTTGGTTTCCGTCGTATATAAATGTACTTCCGAATTCATATGTAGCCTCTTCCCACATTCCCTCAACAGTAGATTCCGCAACAGAAACAGACCAGCCCGTTCCATCTGTCATAGCAAATTCATTAGAACCATCCACGCTACCCGATGCTATAAAGTTACCACCACTTGGCTTTGCTAAGTCATTATCTTCTTGGTATAATGCAGATGCAACTGAGTGACTTATAAAACTATCTACATTTGAAGAAGCACCAGCTTCAGCGGCATAGAACATATCTTTTTTAATATACCCATACCACTTAGGCTTTGATATGTTTTGCCTATTGCCATCAGCTACCCTAACAGCACCGTTAACAGAATAAAAAACCCAATCTGGGTAAGTGCTAGCAGTTGCTATCGTTTCTAAGTTTATAGCATCTGTTGTATAACTTCCAGCACCATCTTTATATACATCAATCTTACTATCATCGGTATTGCCAAGTAGTATTGCTATGTCATCTTGTATACCAACTCTTTTAAAAGTAACAGTAGTACCAGCTTCTATAGCTTCGTGAGTTAAATCTTCTTCAATCCTTAATAATGTTGGAGCTGTTCCAGCTTTTATAGTGATAGCATCACCACCGTAATTAGCTATAAAGTTACCACCCCCACCTCCAGTATGATAACCAGAAGCAACCTCTAATACTGTAAATGTTCCATTATTATTAGAAGTTCCACTAACAACAATCTTAATAGGCATTGAGCTAGCCGTAATATCATTTAAGAATTTGTTATTTGCGTGAGTTAATAAACCTGTGCTAGCCCCTATTGCAATCCAATTAGATGTTGGCTTTGCTAATTGAGTAGCTGGTTGTGTGTCAGACCTAGTTAAAAATCCTATGTAATAATTAGAACTTGTGCCATCATCAGCCCCCATCGCATTACCACCACTACCAAGAAGTACAGCTCCACTAGGAGATATTCCTGTAAGTGAAAACCCAGCAACCGCAGTTTCATCATCATACTCAAAGTAATGTAATCCATGCCCCGGATTCAAAGATGCTGTATGCGTTGGTACTGCATTACTTCCCGGCTCATAAGATTCCCCATCATTAGTCGTTTCTTCAAACTTACCACGAGGTCTAAGTTCTCCACGATGTGTTATATCGAAATTGGTAATACTTGGAGACTCACCAATACTTAGGTCTCTAGGGTTTTTTACATTATTTATACCCCTTGCAAAGCTATCTATGTTTAGATACTGTTTTGGCATTATTCACGCAATTCTATATGAACTAAGTCATCGAATCCATTATCTTTTACATCTCCATCACTGTCCCAATCTCCTCCCCAGCGAATCTTAACACCAAGTTGCTGTCCTATACCACGAATCATTCCACCCATATAATGAAATCCATCTCTATTTTTCCAGTCTATTGGGTAGGGAGCTATGTCAACAGCCTTACCTTCCATATGCTTTGAATACTTGACCTTAGTAGCCCCCTTAGCCAACAGCTCTTTCTGTCTTTCTTCACTACGCAATCCTTCTATAACAGTAACATCCATTATTTTGATAAGCTCATTAAGAACATTAACTAGTTTAGCATCGACTCCCTTGAGTCTTTGCTTACTTCTCTTACCAAATTTAAACATTATAAGCCAAGCTTCTTTAGCAAAACGCCTTTAATGATTTTCCATAAAGCTTCTAAGATAGCCCTTTCTGTTTTTTCACTAATTATTGGGATATCAACAGCTTTATTAATCTCATCAATAATTTCATCTTTTGTTTCATCAGCTAATAATTCATCTGCTATCATTTTCATTAACATTATTAATTACTCCTTATTTGTTTTATTTTATATGTTAAATACACAATAGTCATTAATCCTATTATGCATTGTAGTATTAAATTTATATTTGATAAATGTATACCGTAATTTATAAATGATATACTAGCAACTTTTAAACTATCCATTAATGTTTTCCATTTATCCTTGATAAAGAACCTTCAATTCGTGATACTTGATTATCAAGGTCGTTAATTTCTTTTGTCATAGCATCAAACTTTCTATCTAATTTATCATCAGATTGATTCCATCTGGTAATTAATTTTATAATCATCCCTTCCATATTTTCTAGCGTTTCAGACTGACCTTTATTTTCTACTTTAAGATTTTCTAAAGCCTGTTGTTGTGCTTCACTTTTCTTAGATAAAGATATAACTAAGTAGACGAACATTACGCCTACTACCCCTATCATTCCAGCTTCCCCGTATACTGCCATGAAATCCATTATTTCTTCTTTTTCTTTTTACCCCAACTAAATGGGTTTAGGTTTAATTCTTTTTCGTAAAAAGCTACTTTCTCAGCTAGCTCTTCTCTTTCAATTTTTTCTTCTGCAATATGCTTGCTGAGTAAGTTTTCAATTTGTTCATCTGCTGTAGCCACTTTATTCTCCAATGACTTAATACGACTCTCAACCTGCCAATAGCCATAAACCAAAACTGCAACGAGAACACATCCCTGAGCAAGCCATTTAAGGTTAATACTAACAATGGCGTTATCATCAAGAACGGTAGCCCTATAACTTCTAGCGGTATCTGGCTTTCCACTCACTTAATTTCCCAGCCTGCAATAGACCAACCAGAGTCACACCCTGTCAATATAAATGTAATTAACAGAAATATTATAACTTGTACTAATGTTTTCATTATTCATTTTATCCTAAATACCTTATTTTTAATCCATTTAAAAGCTCTTTTAACAACGCTTTTCTTTTTTAATGAAGACTTTACTTCAAGTATCTGACTATCTATTTCATTTATGTTTTTATTTATTGCGTTAAATTTCTCATCAATTTTATCATCATACTTTTTCCAGTTATCACTTAACTTCATTATCATATTCTCCATAGATTTTAAAGCATCAGACTGAACATTGTTTTTAAACTTAATAACCTTAGCCATTCTAGTAGTTTTATTCAGACCTCTTCTTTCTAGTCTGCTAGTCCTTCTTACCCTCTGTAAGCTATGCACGTTGCTGTAGAATCAGTATGGTTTATAATCCCGCTAAAATTTCCATATAGTATTTCTCCGGGTATCATATAGAACCAACTTGAAATACCATCACCTATATTGGCAGTAACTTTTAATTTTAAAAATTCAACTGCGGCATCACCACCACCTTTACCAAGTGCTTGTATAGCTATCCAAGAACCTGTGTCTGGAGTAGATGTATTGGTGTCATGCTCGGCTATTAAATCAAAACCATTCTGCCCTATTAGTAGGTTAGAAGCTTCTTTTGATGTATATTTATATAATCCAGTAGACATTACTTAGAACCAAAAACTTTAGAAAAGAAACCTTTCTTTTTCTTTTTTCCTTTTTCAGCTAGTTTTTTACCTTTTTTCTTTTTCTTTTTAACATCATCTGCATCAGCAATTTGCTCATACTTTTGAGGTGTATTAACTTCAGCAGGACTTCTACCAGTTAACGCTAGTAATACTAAAGAAATTAATACAGTTAATAGACCTTTCATTTTATACCTTTATATGTTTAGACACTTCTTCATTGCCATTTAGTTGAGGAACTATTCTTGATAATAATTCCGATTTAGTTTCACTGGAACCATATGAGATTCCACGCTTATCGTAAAAATCTTTTATTTCTGATTTTGTATTTGAATTAGTGGGGTAGTCATTTTGAGTAGTGGCTACACCATTTATTAAATGATGACCTCCCACTATTAACCTACCATGACCATCACTATGTTTTTTAGCACACTCTGCTACATAAAATTCTTCAGCAACCTTAAAGCTATTAGATTTTTTAGCTACCTCACCATCTATATCCACAAAGTATTTATATGACGAAGGGTAAGTCAGAGTCTCTGTAGACCCATCTTGATAAGTTTTTGTACGCTTTGCACCCGGAGTTGTGTTCCTATGAACTCTAATCCGATGACCCTGACTACACCTTCTTACAATCATTCTACTACTTCACCCTCTACTTCTTCAGGTGCTTCCAATGATGTGCGGAGCAAATTAATAAATGCTTCTTTGCCAACTTGTAATTGGTCAGCCATAAAAGCATTAGTATTTTGCTTGTTCTGCAAATCATTAATATGATTTACCATAATTTTCTGTTCATCAGTCATATCTTCAATAACATACTCTTTGTCATCAAGATTCAAGACTGGCTTTTCTTTTTGTTCTTTAGCCATTGTTTGACTCCTTATTGGTTAATTAATTATTTTTTCTTTTTATATAATTTTTTCTTTTTAGGTGGTCTTCCTCTTTTAGTACCATACGTCCCTTTTCCCTTGGGCATATATAACTCCTTGTTAGTTAATTAAAGTTTTTTAAAATCTTCTATTGCTTTTGCCAGTTCATCACTTTCTGCTTTTGCACTTGCCATATCTCTATCATAACGAGCCTTTTCTCTTTCTAATTGAGAGAGAGACCATTTTTGTTTTGAATCATCTAAGGCTTCACCAGTTTCGCTATCAAATCGCTTTTGAGACAAGACAACATGAGCTTCTTTTGTTACATTGTCATCGCTATCTTTTTCTTCAGCAACCTTTTCAAATGCAACCTTCTTTGCAGTTTTTAATGAACTATATTTAGACCATTTCATTACTTATCCTTTAGTTGTTTTTCTAAATCTTCTACTTTTGAAGATAATTCTTGTACTGATTTTATAAGAGGCATTACCATAGCTTCAAATGATACTCGTTGCCTGCCATCCTTACCATCACTCCATCCTTGAAATGTATCTACTCCAGCATTATCCATTGCTTCTTTTACTTCTTGAGCAATAAATCCATGAATAGTCTTATCTCCACCCATAGGCTCTTTATCATCAGCGTCATAAGCATCCCATTCTTCTGGAAATTCACTTGGAGATTTGTGCTTATATGTAACTGGTCGTAAATCATTAATAAACTCAAGACCAAGAGTTTCATCTTTTATGTCAGTTTTTTGCCTTCTGTCTGAAGAATGATTCCAAGTAGCATCTGAATTAAAATCATTTTCAATGTGACTACTATCGTTTCCAATAAATACTGCATTGTCTTTTGTACCAGTCAAGTTATTACCTATAACAATTTGATTAGTAGCAGTATCATCTTGAGCTTCAGTATTAAATCCAATACAAGTATTTTCAACGCCTGCTTCAGTTGTATTTCCTGCAGCTTTCCCAACAAAAGTATTGGAATGAGCCGCACCTTCAAGTTCTATTCCAGCACTTGCACCTACGCAAGTATTTCCATCTCCTGTTAATTTTGTTCCAGTAATACCCAAGCCTGCTTGGTTTCCAAGCATAGTATTTTGTGTCCCAGTAGAAATAAACTTCCCCGCACTATTTCCTAATGCTGTATTATCTCCGTGGTCAGCAGAATCTGCTTCAAAATGAAGAAGTGTTTGGTATCCAACTGCGGTATTATAACCTCCATCTACATTTGCATTGAGAGACTGATACCCAACAGCCGTATTTCCAGCTCCAGATGTCAAACTGTTTAGAGCATCTCTACCTACAGCAGTCGAACCTATTGCCCCAGCAGTTAAAGAACCACTCAATGCCGCATGACCTATAGCTGTACAACTATGAACTGCAACATCAGCTACTCCATCCATTGTATAATTACCAACTGTTACATTGCAATCTGCATCTGCATGATTTAAGAGTCTTTGAGAATAATAACCTACTGCTACATTAGATGAGCCTGTTGTCATGTCTCGTAAACTTTCAAACCCTATGGCTAAATGAGCGGCACCGCTGGTAATCGAACCTCCAGCACTATAACCAATCGCTATTGTGCCATCACCAGCAGAGGTTACATTTGCCGCCAAAGCACTATGACCTATGGCAATACATTTATCTCCATCAACTGTTGCATGACCAGCATAGTCACCTATGAATACATTGAAATCGCCAGTTGTTAAATCTTCACCACTACGAGAGCCTATTGAGACGTTGTATCCACCATCTGTAATTTTTAATAAAGATTGCCAACCCACTCCAGTATTGTAGTTCTCTGCTCCAGATGCTCCAAAACCAGCCTTAAATCCTACATAGGTATTTGCATCACCAGTAGTATAACCACCAGCTCTATCTCCAACTGCTACATTTTCATCACTATTAGTGTAATATAAAGCCTCTGACCCGATTGCTGTATTGGAATAACCAGTAGAATTTGTAATAAAAGAGTCATAACCCAAAGCTGTATTTTTATATCCAGTATTGTTGGCTTTTGCACTTTGATACCCCACAGCGGTATTTGAAGCTCCAGATGTCAATGCTGTAAGAGCTTCTTTTCCTATTGCAACAGCACCATCTGCAGTGTCACCTTCTAATGCTCCAGCTAATGCAGAAGTACCAATTCCAATCAAATTACTACAATCTTGGTTTACCCAAGTACCACCACCAGCATTATATCCTATAAGAACACAATCATCAGATGCTTTGGAAGGTGAACCAGCATCTGTATCTTTCATTGCAAATGCACCAATAGCAATATTCCTTAATCCACCTGTATGGACTAACATAGATTGATGTCCTATGGCAATATTATATTGCCCTCCCTCATTTGCTTTAAGGGCTTCATTTCCAATTGCTACGTTGTTACTTCCTGACGTAACTGCCAATAAAGCATTTGAACCTATCCCAGTATTGTAACTATTACTTTGCCCACTTGCTCCTGTTCCAGCACTTGAGCCAACCCATGTATTGTTTGTTCCTGTAACATTATGAGAACCTGCATCAGCTCCGACCGCAGTATTGTGTACCGCCCCTTCACTTGCGGTATTCTGTGCATACAATGTTCCATATCCAACCGCTGTTGTTTTTCTTCCTACATCTTCTGTATATAACGCATTTTTACCGATAGCGGTATTGTAATCTCCTGTTGTGAGTGAAGTAGCCGCATAATCGCCTATAATTGTGTTCTCCACAGCACCACTTGCAAGTGCCGCTCCTGCCTGAAATCCAAATACTGTATTGTCAGTACCACTATCATTATTACTTAGTGAGATTCGGGAGTTTACATCAAGTTTCATTACACCTTGATTAACAGCTCCAGCACTACTGGTCATTCTAAATTCAAGAGTACCAGCAGTTGAATCATCAGCACCATAGGCACGAATTTGTGACAAAGCTGATGTGTCTTGACCCATGCACAAGGCAGATGTTTCGTGACCCGTATTTGCTCCAAATACTTTTAAAGGAGTTCCATAAATATCCATACCAACTGGGTCAATAAATACTTGAACACCATCTCCATCATTAGCCTTCATTACATTAAATATTAATTGACCATCTTCTGTGCTATCAGTAACATCTAATGATTTTCCAAGAATTTGTGTAAAAGTTCCTAAATTATTATTAGTGTCTTGACCTCTAAATGATATACTACCGAGTTGGTCATAATCTGCTTCTGCATCATTGCCTACATCTTTTACAAATTGTATTCTTGGTGGATATTGGTCATCATTATTGTTTTCAATTTTAAGACAAGGAGATTCACTTCCGCTTGATTTCAAGTGGAGCAATTTGTCTGGAGAATCCGTACCAATCCCGACATCCCCTGATGAGTCAATTCTCATTCTTTCAGTAACATCATCATCCGAACCACCAGCCGCAGTTGAGAATGTTAATGCACTTGGCATACGATTAGATGCTGGTGTACCATCTACTTCTGCAATTATTCTTGCACCAATCGTATCAAAATTAGTACCATCACTTCCATTAAACTCAATAGTACCGATTTTATCATTGTCAGCAAGAACTGTATGACTTCCTATTGTACCATTTTTACTGTGAGCTAATCTTAACGATGCAAAATGTGCCGCATTGCTACCATAATTATAAACACCTATAGCCGCATCATTGTTATTGTTACTTACTTGCAACTTAGGTGTATTCCCACCGCTATTCATTGATGTTGCATGACCCATTAAAAAATTGCCTGACGAATCAATGACCATTCTTAAATTATTACCACCAGTTCCTAAGCGAATATCGCCTTCACTTCTAATACCAAAAGAATCAGCGGCAGGTGAACTTCCCGTAAGAAAATCTTGAGCATCACCAACGTAGGCTAAATATCCATTAGTAGTATCTTCAAATAAAATGCTAGGTGTAGCGGATTTTATATGAAGTGGCTGTGCAGGTGCAGTGCCAATTCCAATATTGCCTGATGAATTAATGACCATTCTTTCAGTAGTAGCCGATGCTCCATCAGCAGTTGTTTCAAATACTAATTCTGTTGGTAGGTCATTACTACCCGGAGTCCCATTTACCCTTGCAAATATTCTCGCACCCGGGGTGATTCTATCAGTTCCATCTGCACCTACAAAAGCAATTTGACCTAACTGGTCATTATCTTGTACAACAGTATCAGAGCCAATACTTGTTCCTCTTGATTTACCAAGAATTAAATATGGCCCAGAAGAACCATTGTCATTTCTAAATATACTTAATGAAGAACCACTTGATGTTGTGCCTTCAACTTGCAGAGCCGGTGTAATTGCCGCATCAAGTAAAGCATCTGCTGTTGTTAATCCTACAAGTACATTTGAAGTAAAATAACTACTTGTCTCATTAACAACAAATCTTTCAGTTCTGTTTGTACTGCCTGTACTAAATCCAAGAGTGTCGCCATTATGTTTATAAACAATAGCACCTTGTAATGTGCTACCTTCAACAAAATCAATTAATCCACTTCGATTAGCCGTTGCTGTAAATTGAAGCTTTGGGTCTCCACTCGAACTTGACTCTATGACAATATTAGAATCTGCTGTTGAAGAATTTCCAACTTGCAAATTTCCTTCTATTATTTCATCGTAAGTCCCAGACCCATCACCCTCTACAGTTAAATCACCTTTAATAGTGATATCACCAGTTATTGTACCACCGGATGCTATATGTTCGTCAGTTGTTGTTATGAACGCCATAATATGCTCCTAAGCTAAGATAGTTCTAACCGTTGCGTCTGAACTACCTTTTCTTTCCATTATTAAATATAAAGTATCCCCTAAACCTGTAGGTATTTTTAAGGAATATAATGTGTCACCACCTTTTAAATATAAATCATTTGAAGTACTTATATCTGAATCTGTTCCTGTTGTATTAAATGTAAAATAAAAATCATTATCTGATTGTAAGTGAACTGTATGATATCCAGTCACGTTAACTGCTACCCCATCTGCATCAGCAGTTACTGCTGACTGTACTTGCCAATCAGCCGCTGTATCTATAGCTAATGATTCGTGTGCTCTATATTTTTGTAGGTCTGCCATAGTATTCTCCTATTGTAATTTCTCAGCTTGCGGGGCGAGAATGCTCCCTATCTGAGATTAATTTAAACTAAATTTGGTACTTTAACAACACGGCTACCGCCAGTCTTGTCCTTCTTTCTTACTCCATATCTCTGTACAGCTTCTTTAAATCTTTTTTCATGCATTGAACTCATAGCCATAGATGATTGTATAGCATTAGCATCTACTGAAATACCAGCTTTGTCCATATATAAACATTTTTTTACATAATCAACAACAGATAATTCTAAAGCATTATCTATATCTAAGCTGTCTGTTATAGCTGATACACTATTAGGCTCGGCATAATAATGAATTAACACTCCATCTGTCACAGCTTCAGCTATTGCTTTCCATTTTTTTCTAGCTGAAGTTCTATTATCTCCAGAGGAATCTACTTTAGTTATCAGTCCAAGTTTATCACCTTCTATGAAATACATTGCTTGATTTTCTGGATATTTAATATTACTTGCCATGATTAATCCGGTGCGTTTAGGTTAGATTCACTTGTTATATCAGCTAGTAATAAATTTTTATCAACTAGCCTAGGTATTTGTATATAGTCACCATCACTATCCATTAAATAAACCCTCATTACTTGGTTAGCTTCCAATCTATTTCCACTAGAATCTGTTGCCCCATCAGCTAAATTATAATACATTCTATCAGCAACAGTTGTTATCTTAGCGTGAACTACCTTAACCTTATGAGTACCTATTTCAACAAGCGCATCATTAATTAAATTGATAATATACTTTTCAGGTGCATCTGGGAATACCTGACGCACCCTACTAATTAATTTCTTAACTGTTATTGTATGTACAGCCATTAGACTCCACCATCATCACATACTGCGAAAACCATAGCTTGTATATTCCCAGAAGATGAATCTGCGTGAACATCATTTATTTCAGTATTTCCAAGCCTAGCGTAAAAACATTCATTTGGCTTTAGTATAACATCTCCTACAGTACTTCCATCTGCGGCTCCACTTGCTACGTTAATATGAAGATTTGCAGTTGTAGTTGTAGAACCATCAGTAGTTCCAGTGTGTTTAACAAATAAAAAAACAATGTCATCAGTACCATTAACAGTAGCTGTTGCACCTTCTTCTGTAGTACCTTGACCTAAGAAAGGAACAGATGCCAACAAAGCATCTTCATAGCTACTTCCAACTATAGTTAATGAATAAGTCCATTTATTATTGTCTCCTACTTCATTTAAATCATAAACAGTTGTTCCTCCAACTGATGTTTTAATTTCATCTGGTAAAAGCGATGCTGAAACATTTACCGTTGCTTTATCAGCCGCCATTTTATCCCCCTTGTCCTATTAATATTTGTAAGCCTTTATCGTAATCGGCTTGTAATTTTATTTGTTGCTTTTCATACCAAGTATATTCCATTTGTTTATTTTGCAAATTGCCTTGATATTGCTGAACTTCTTCATTAATAACAGAAGAATATCTACTTAATTCAGCAGAAAACTTAGAAACTAAATCATCATTATTTGTAATTATAGCTTCCATAGTTTTTGCTTTATTTTGCAAGTCCAACGCTTGGTCTTGAGATTTGTTAAATTTGTCAATATCTATCGCCTGCCTTGATTCTTGCCTTGCGTCCTCAGCATCTATATTAGCTTGAGTTATTGCTTTTTGCAAATCTGTATTATGCTTGGCTAGTTCAGCTTTTATATTAGCATCATATCTGGCGTTATCTTTATTAAATTCATTTAATTCGTTTTGTATATCTAATTGATATTGTTGTAAGCTATCTGATTCTGTTTTAGACCAAGCTTGAAAAGCATTACCAACTTCCATTTGATATCTGTTTAATTTTCTAGAGTATTCTTCAACTTCTGTATTAACTTGAGCTTGATAAATCTGAACTTCATTTTGAAATTTTTGTAATTTATTACTATTGTCTGCAATTAACTTTTCCATAGACTTAGCTTTATTTGCTAAATCTAGAGCTTGGTCTTGAGCTTTATTAAATTTATCTATATCAGTTGTTTGTTGAGCTTCCTGCCTATATTCCTGTGCTAAATTATTTGCATTTTGTATTGCTACTTGTAAATCCATGTTAGCTTTTTCAGAAGCTTCTTTAAATTCTATTTGATATCTAGCATTTTCTTTATTAAATTCATTTTGCTCATTGTTTATATTAGAATTATATTCAGCTATTTGTGCTTGTATTTCAGCAATTTTTACCTGAGCCAATTCAACATCTTCATTATCATCTATATGAGAATCAACTTTTGCAAAATTTGGCGCAACTGAAGGTTTTGTAAAGGTTGGAGCGTGTGTTGCAACATCAACACCTCCCGGAGCACTAGCGGTTGCTGTACTAACTGCTGAAGCACTAGCATTAGAATTTGTTGCATCTGTATAAGATACAGTATTTATTGCTGGAGCAACAGGTGCAGTAATAGATATTGAAAATTCACCCGGGTCACTATCACCAAATGGGTTTTTATTACTAGTATCTTCAAAGAAAGTGTCAAATGAAACTCTAGTTGTTAATGAAGGCTTTGAATATGTTGGTACATCCCCACTAATATCACCCTTTGCAACAGTTGCAACTGTTATAGCTCCAACTGCTGTTGTTGAAGCATCTGAATTAGAAGCAGTGCTATATGAAACTGTACTTAATGTAGGTACAGCGGGTGGCACAGCTGTTATATTTAATGAAGGTGTATCTAATGATTTACTACCTAGTTTATTCTGTAAAGACCTAACAGATGCATATAAGGATATTAAGTATTCAGCTTCATCTGGAAACTTAGTTACTGAGCTATCTCCATATGCTACAGCTGGGTAAGCCAGTATTTGCACATGAGCATTGTTTGAATTACTTGGCTCAGGTATTACACTTAATATATTATTACTTATGTAATAAACAGGGTCTGTGGCTGAAGCCGCATTCATATCATCAGAATCACTAGCTCTTCCACTCATATTAGGAGGTATTAATCTACAGGGTTGGTTTATCGTACCATCATCCCTAGTAACACTAAAAATCTCAGAACCCCCTACTGTTAGATTTGTACTACTTGAATTTAATTCACTTGATGTACTGTATAATTCTTTTTTTGATAATGGTAAAACATTTAAAATTTCTTTTGCGCCATCAGTAAGAAACTGTGTTAATTCAGTTTGTGTTGGTGCACTGCTTCCATCTATTGATAAGCTAGTTAAACCTTCTACCTGTGCTTCAAACGTAGCCATTAATTAACTCCCGCTTGTTTAATTCTTTCTTGCCAAATTTTATTTTGTCTTTTTTTCTTATCTATAGCAATACTTGCTATATGCTCATCCATATTTTTTACTGAAAACTCAACATCACTTCTCTTAGCACCTTCACTCATCATAAATAAATTTGTTGTATATATTGGTTCAGATGCTCTATTACCGCAACTTTTACAGTAAAACCATCTTTCAGGATTTGGAGTATTGCAATTTACGCATTTCATTTTTTACGTCTTTTCTTAGCTGTTTTAGCCGCTCTTTTAAAATTAGCTTTAGTTGGCGCTCCTTTAGCTCCCGGCTTTCTCATCTTTTCTTTACTGCCAGCTTTAATACGTTTTCTTTTTGCGTGTATGTTAGCATACAAGCCTTTCTTTTTTTTTCTAGCCATTATTTACACTTCCATCTTCTTCGAGCTTGCCTTATTCTAGAATTTGGATTATTCCTAGTTTTAGCAGAACTTCTTTTTAACTGGCCTTTTGACCTAGCACAATAAGACTTTCTTCTTTTAGCCGCTTTGCTACCTTTCTTAACTTTTCCAGTAACCGCAGTTTTTAATTTAGACCCGGGATTTGCCTTTCTATAAGCCCTTACTCCCTTCTTAGTCATACCAGCACCTTTTTTAGTAGGTCTGTAATTACCACCCTTGCTAGTAGTTCTTCTTATTGCTTTTGCTTTTTTTCTTTGTGCCATAATTTTTTTTAGATTTGGGGGTCACCCTTTATACGATAACCCCCACAGTTCTAATTACTGTTAACTTTATTTATTAAGTTTATGATGTAGTAAATCCATCATTAATAGCAGACATACCTGAAGCTACATATTCACCATTGGTAAACATCATTTCCAAGTAATCTCCCTTTTGAGATGCCGCTTCTACAAGAACGTTAGATACTTGAGTACCTGCAGTTGAGTTACCAACATCACCACCGCCATCAAAAGCAACTAAGCTTATAATAGCACTACCTGCCGCAATAGTAATATCAGCAGTTGGGGTCTCTTCTTCTACAATAAACTTGTAGTAGATTCCCTCTTCTGCAGAAGATGCGGTTGGAAGGGTAATTGAGTAAGCTCCGCCAGCAGAATCAAGCATAAAAACCTTACCACTATCGCCATTACCTAGCGTTCTAGCGGCTGTGATTTTTTCTACTTTTTTCTTGTGACCGGAAACTCCACTATTTTCTTCTAAGTGACTTGCTCTAGCCATTATTAAACTCCTTCTAAGTTAAGTAGGTAATGAGTTTCTGGAAGAGAAACTTCTAATCCAGCTTCGGTAAGAATCATATCCTTACGAAGGTCTTCATCAGCAGACTGAACATTAGTTTGAACTTGAGTGTCACGGTTTACACCGTTTCCAACTAGAGGTCTGTAAGCAACGTGGTCTAAGTCAACCATCATTAAGAAACCGGAAGAGAATCCCCTAAACAGAGGTTCTTTTACCATATTCATTGTTCCGTGAATAGTTTCTACAGATAAGACCTTGTGACCAAATCTACCATCTTTTTGACTTACATCATAACGCATAGCACTATTACTATACCCAACAGATGAATCAATAAAGAGACCATCACCAAGTTTGTTAAAGAATGTTAATACAGGTAAACTAGCCAGTGCTAACTTACTGTCAGTTCCTCCACGAGCAGGGTCATATACGACTTCGAAATCTGAAAGAATTCTATCGTATGTTAATTCTGCCGCAGTTGAACTACGAAAGTATGGAGCACCTGAAGTATAAGAAAGAGCACTATTATCATGGTTTACTGTACCATTTTTAATAACGTGACCAGCTATACCTTCTGTGTATTGAATACCCCCAGTACTTGCACGTTGACCAAAGAGCATAGCACGCTCAATGTCTACTTTATGTTCACGCAATTTAAGATTCCAAATTCTTTGGAACTCATCTGCATATCCACGATAACGTGTTGCACGAGCAGTATTAGACATTTCACAAGCTGTTTTAAAGATTTGGGTATAACCATAATCATTATCTAGCTCTTCAGAAAATACATCTGGAGCACCAGTACCTTCAGCATACGAAGTACCAATTACTTGACACTTTGCATTATCAGCACCAGTCTCAGCTCCATCAACAGCCGAGATTGTTTTTCCTTGAAAAGTTGAAGTGCTTCCAGCGTCAACTGGAGAAGATTCAACTCTTACTATTATTGTTTCAGGAGAATTGTTTTCTGTATAGTCTACAGCAAAAACCATTCCCTTTACCAGCCAATCTACTGACGCACCGCCAGAAGTATCAACTGAATATGTTAACGAAGAACCAGCCGCAGGAATCGAATGAGAGCCAGCGAGTAAAAACCCCCTGTCAGTCATTGAAACCTTTGTTCGGTCTTCTAAGAATCGGAATTGTGGGTCATCCGTAGGGACTTTAGCTACCTTTGAAAGGTACACGAAGAATGGAGATTCCTCTGGAGCTAAGTCAGCTACACGGTCTGAGAAGTTAAATAACCTACGAGTATGATAGCCAGAAGCGGCTGAACCCGGGTCACCAACATTCACAATCCCTTGATTGTAAGTTGCCATTTAGGACTCCTTAGAGATTATATTTGAGTATTACGAGAAGCACTCATAACCCCAGTCCAGACATCTTCTAATTCATTTGGTTTTTCAGGAGCCGCACCCTGAACGACGCCAGCCGTAGGTGCAATTTTCTGAGACCTTTGAACAGCTTCTAAATTTGGAGAAACTTTTTCTTCTCCGCCTTTATACTTTCTATATACGTCAACTAACATATCCAAGGGAAGTTCTTCTCTTGGTGTTGTAGCAAACTGTATAAAGTCATCAGCCATATTTGGGTCATCAAAACCATATTTACTAGTTAAGTCCTGCTTGAGATTATTGACTGCCATTTGCCTTTGTAAACCGCTAAACTGTTCTTGAACAGCTTCGTTTACAAGAGCCTTTTCTTGGTTTACCCTCATTTCATACGAAGGTGAACCGGGTTTGTAATATGCCTCCCAAGGGTCAAATGAATCTTCATTAACCGTTTGAGTTTCTGGCGTATCACTAACCTTGTTACCACTCAAAGTGTTTCTCATAGCTTCAACAACATCTGGTCTCTGTTCGAGAACCTCACCTAGTTGTTTATACTTGCGTAGTTCCTCAACTTCGTAATTGAGCTTTTCATATTCAGCTGTTCGCTTGTCATACATTGACTGGAACTTCTTAGCGTCATCAATAGGTTCTCCTTCAGTTTCACTAACCTGCGGTTCACCTACGTGTTCTGGCTCAACAACTTGTTCTAAAACTTCGCCTTCCACACCTTCTATTGTGTTAACTTCTCCGTTCATAGTGTTTTCCATTTCATTCCTCGATTTCTTTTATTATTAGCATCACCCTTTACAGATGTCTATAAAAGCAGAACCGGGGAAATGTCCCCACTACTTCTGTTTTCATTAGCTTACAGCCTGAGTCTCTGTATCAACAATTCTTTTAAGATTATCAACCTGAACCTTGCTTTTAAACTTAGTATCATTTTTAATCTCATTGAGCCTGCCTTTGAACTTCTCAGTTTCTGCCCGCTTACGAGAGTTCATTGTCTCACGCTCTGCGGTTTGTAAATCTCCACTAAGTTTCTTAACCTGCTCTTCAAGTTGTTTGATATATGACTGCATTTGAGCCATCTGACCCTTACGCTGTAAAACACCTTCTTTGTCAAAGATTTCGGATTTCTTCAAAACCTCGACATCATCTACCAGATTTAACTTAAACGCTTCAAGATACATATTGTATTCAGCTATCCTATTTGAAGGTAAAGTAGAACCTGATATGATTCTCACGTCGTAATGCCCAATGGTGATATCATTTGTTATGGCATTAACTTCCTGACCTTTATCGTCATACATATTATTAACCGTAAACTCCGTAATGTCGTTATTTGGCTGTATGATTCTAAAAGTTTTTTCGTAAGTATAGTGACCTTTACATAGATTGTATATATTACGACCTAATCTGGTCAAACTTCCTTCGACATCCCTTAATTTTGATTTACCACGAGTCTCGCCCATCTCAGCTAACATAGCTGTTCCACGAACGGTCTCAGGTGCAGACTCTTTAAAACCTTGCATCAATTCAGGGATACCAAAACTTAAGTCTATATAATGCTCTATACGACTTATTAAATTATAAAACTCTCCAGATAGTGATTGTGGGGCAGGGAAGTGCGGTGCACCGAATTCAGGATTATAAGGTATTACAGCATTGGGTCTAGCCCAGTCCTGCTCCAACTGCCCCAAATCATCCACGCTACCCTCAGGAACTAGTAATTTAAGACCAGCAGAGGCCTGAGCGTGTGAGAGAGTGAGAGAGAAAAGTTTATTCAAGAGTCTTTGAGAATCTTGAACTTTAGATATATCTGATTTTGGATAAGGAGTTCCTGTCCATATATTAGGTACTGGAACAATCGGATATATATCAGTATTTAAAATTTGTTCATATAAAAGTAAATCACCAACAGTGCAAGTAATTTTTATTCTTGTTTGTACAACCTCTACAACTTCTATTAATTCAGCTTTTATCAATAACTGAACTTGCTCATTGGCTAAAAATTCTTCGTATTTATCAGCGTCAATTATGTTTTCAGAACCATCTTGTTTATTAAAGACTCTATAGAAAGGAACCTTTACCTTGGTAAATCTTTCTAATATTCTGTATTTATCTACCCTATTAAAATTAGAATCGTATACATTATCTGGGGTAAATGAATTTGATGTATTTCTTTTTAAAGATGCTGGATAGTCCTCTTCGTCGTAATAACTTTCTAAATCTTCTATATATTCTTCAACCTGTGGATACATATTTAGAAGTTGGTCTTCTGTTAATATAGTAGACATTATAATACCAGATGCATCATCAGCGTATCTATGTCTAGAAGCTGGGTCTACATAAACACGAAATGGGTCAAGGTATGTAAACTTAACTTCTCCTCTTCCATAATCAGCTTCAGGGTCTATGTAAGCATAAAAATACCCCATGCCTGCAGTGGCATAGTCATGAACAGCTTGTTTAAATTGAACGTCGCCATCTGATATATCCCAGATATATTCTAATATAGTTCTCCATACATTAGATATTCTACTATCTGAGTCTTCTCTACCAACAGCACTATACTTAGGTGAGCGAGATGTTAATAATGATTTTAATTTTTCTATAGCCGCATATACACGGTCTATAACAAAGTCGCCTTGCCCTACAGCCCGTAAGGCATCTGACTCTTCTTGTGTGTAATGGTTACCTAGAAAAAAGTCTACTGAGTCTCTTGCTTCTGTATCCCAGTCAGCACGAGCATCTTTCCACATTCTCCAAAGTTGTCTATTAACTTCTGAATGTTGAACTTCGCCTTTTTCTAACTCTCTTATACTAGAAATGGATGCACCTGTAAATTTATATTATTAATTTAATAAATACATTATGTTAAATGCAAGTACTTTTTTATATTTTTTGACCTGTTACCCAAGAAATAACACGTTTTGTTGTTCTCTTTACTGTTTTTGGAGCTACATAGTCTTCAAAATCAGAAGCATCAAACTTTTTACTTACTGGAGGTCTGGCTTTATTTACAGCGTACCAAAGACCATCTAGAACGTCATCATTCTTACCTTTTGGAAATTGAAACATTTCATCGACTAGATGTTGATGTTTTCTTTTTATAAACATTTTACCACGATTAACAAGAGGTGCAAGCAAAGACTCAAGCCTGTCTTCTTTTTTTATGCCAGTAGGCGGTCTTATTCCCAATGCTATGCCGGGAGCAACTTTTCTTTCAGAACCAGACATTTTATTAACAGCGTCTTTTATTATTCCCTGTGCACCAACGTGTTCGACATTAACTCTTTTTACAGGAGAGTACTCTCTAGAATATTCTAGTATCTCTTCTGGCATATCATATAATGGTATATGCTCACGCATATAGTCTATAACATATATATTCCTATCACTATCTATACCTATAACCATTATAACTTGAAAGTCACTAGACTCATTAGCTTCATAAGCTAGGTCAACCCCTATGTATACATTTACAGGTATAGCATCTTTTGAGTTTACTAAATATGTGTATCCATCTCTACTTTCGAATTCGTGGTCATAGTATTCTAGCCTTTCTGTTTTAAATTTAGCATTTTCTAAATCCCTAGCTTCGTTTAGGTATTCTTGCGCAAATTTATGAGAAAGACCAACATCTTCAAATCTTCTTCTAATATCTGCCAATTTTTCTTTTGAAAAGTAACTAGGCCATAATACATCGCCATCAGCGTTAATAGCCTTGTGATATATAACATCCCAAGCATAAGTTCTATCCTCTCTTTTAGCTTCTAAATATCCATCATATATGCTTTGTAAAAATGAATCATAATGCACTATTGTACCAATTAACCATATAGAACCCTCATTATCAGCTGAGTTTTCAAGAGCTGGTTCAACTGTAGACATTACCCATTCTTTAATTTCACGCCTTCTATCTGGTGTTTTTGTATTTAACTCAGATTCAAAATCATCAAGAACAATCTTTGTATATCTTAAACCTAATTGTGAACGACCACGCAATCTTTGAGATGTACCCTTAGCTATAACCCTATCTCCCTTACTGGTGGTAAACTCTTTTTCAGTCCATTTACTACCCATAAGGTCTCCAAAGTAATAATTAAGAGCTGGGTTAATTTCTATATGATTTTGTATATATTTTATATGGTCAATAGCTTGTGATTGTTCTTCTGCTACCCAAGCTATAAATTCTTTCTTACCCTCTGGATTGAAGTATAAGTGATGTAATAATGCTGTTTTAGCTAATGTTGATTTACTATGACCACGAGGAAGTATTATACAATTTCTTTTTTTAGATGGGTCTAGCAATAAATTATTTAATTCATAGTGATATGGCGCAGGTGTTGACTTCATAAAGTCTTCTGGTAGAAATAGCTGTCCAAATGCTATTATATCTTTCCTAGCCAGTTCTAGGACACGTTCCTTATCTGATACGTTATTCTTATTTATATTTATTTTCTTAGGTTTAGACACTCTTCCGATAACCAATCTTGCTTAGGAACCATTTCAAATACTCCACTATACTGCAATAAAGCTGGCCCAATTGTATACATCCAAGCTTCAACCTCTTCATCTTCTTTATATGCATTTACTATTCTTCTTTCATATAAACCAGTATTTACACTTTCATACCTGTCGTAACCCAATATATCACCAGCATCTACATCCATTAATTCTACAATCATACCTTTACGACTGTTATCTATTAATGCGGCAGGGTAATCTCTATGTCCGGGAAACACTAATGTATAACCATCTACTTTCCAAGTATCTCGCTCTCCATTTCTAAGCGTTCCATATACTGCTAATTTATTCGTCTTCATCTAGGTCTTGTTTATAACTCCAGTAATCTTTTAAATCCACTAAGTAACCACTATCGCAATACGAATTATATGTTTGGTATTCATAGAATAAGTCATATATCTCGGTAGCTAATGTCTCACGAGACATTTCAT